TAACCAGACCAAGAGACTTGAATAAGCAGGCAGGTTCAGGCAATAAGGCAATGCCGTTCGAGTCTATCTATATTTCTCGTACTGACAGTGTAATAGTAAGAGAGCAAGGGTATGAAGAATTTCCGTTCCAGGTTCCACGCTGGTCGAAGTCCTCGAGAGAAAAGTGGGGTCGCGGGGTTGGTACATGGGCTATTGGGATTGTCAATGCTTTACAGGTAAAGAGCCGTGACTTGAATGAGGTTGGTAACTTACATAACAATCCTCCAAAAGAAGTCCTTGAATCGTTCGAGGGCGAGGTGAGAGTTTCTCCGGGCGACCTTAACTTCGTTACAGAGATGGGTTCTATCAAGGCTATTCAATCTACAGCACTAGGTGACTTTAATGTAACTCTTAAATCAATAGAGATCGACCAACGCATAGTAAGGAAGATGTTCTTTAATGATGCGTTTAATCAGCTTGAAGATTTGAAGGGCGACCGCAGGAACGAACTAGAGATACGCTCACGGCTTGCTGAGGGATTACGCAAGTTAGTCATGCCAGTAGGTAGAATACAGACTGAGTGGCTTACAGGACAGGTTACACGGGACATTGGCTTACTAATGCGGAATGGTGAGTTTGGCGAACTACCCGAGGAGATGCAGGGCAAGAACTTCAAGATAGAATACGTTGGCAGACTTGCCCTTGAATTGCAGGCAGCACAGTCGATGGGATGGTTAAGATGGGTTCAGGAAGGCGTAGAGATTGAGGCGTCAGTACCTGGCACACTAGACAATGTGGATATTGACGGTGGTTACAGACGCAGAGGTATTACTCTTGGTGTTAGCGTTGACGACATGGCATCAGAAGACGAAGTATTAGAAAAGAGACAAGCCAGATTGGATGCCCAACAGGCACAAAAAGAAATGGAATTAGCAACCTTGGCGGCACAGAATTATCCCGGAGCGACTAAGGCTCCAGAACCAGGTAGTCCAGCAGAGGCTTTAAGTAAAGGATAGAGAAATGAATATAACAATTGACATTAGAGAAGTAAATGAGATATGCAGGCAAGCCCTACTCGACCATGCCGTCACGCTGGGACTGAAAGATGCTTCCATTGAGGGATGTATAGAGAGGCTCATTAGAAAGAATACATTTATAAACTGCAAGCGTAGAGGCGTTGTGATTACAGGACTATCGCAGGTAACAGTAGATCCACCAGTAGCATTAGAAGACTTGCCTTACAAAGAGCTACAGTCACATGCTAAATCTATTGGCCTTAAAGCGGATGGAACAAAAGAAGTTATATTAGAGAGAATAGGAAAACGAGATGCCGACATTAAAGCAGGAAAAGGAAGCGAAGCAGAAGAAACAAGTGAAACAGAAGGCAGCGGAAGCGAAAGCACTGACGTTGACGTTTCAAGCGACATTCGAGACTCCGAACGGACAGATAGTCCTGAAGGAGATGAAAAAACTGGCGGGGTTCAATAACTCGGTTGTTCCCGTAGATAACCACGGCAGGATAGACCCGTATGAGGTTATGCGGAATGAAGGAAAGCGAGCGGTAATAGTACATATTGAGAAGCAACTAAATAAAACATTTGAATCTAAACAAGAAAAGGCAGAAATCTAATGGAAGAAGTAACAGGGACACCCGAACCGATCACTACAGAAGTGACACCCGATCCGACCCCGACAGAAACTCCTCAGTCATTTATTGACAACGCAGGGAACTTTACTAAGGGATGGGAAACAGCATACTTAACAGAAGACCAGAGAGCTAATGCAAGAGTTACAGGTGGACGGATAACAAGCGTACAGAGCATGTTAGATACAATAACCAACTCCGATAAGATGATTAGTGGCGACAAGATTCTGAAACCGTCTGAAAGTTCTGGCGATGACGAATGGAATGAGTATCACAAGGCAGGTGGTTGGACGGGCGAAGTAATACCGATGGCCGCACCGGAAGGATTGCCAGACGGGCTGTGGAGCGAAGAAAGAGGTACTGCGTTTTCTGCTTTGTTCAATGACCTTAAATTGTCACCAGCACAGCAGGCAGGTATAGTAGAGGCTTATAACGCAGACTTGATGAGCCAGGTCAATAACAACAGTATGAATATCGAAACATCGAGCAAGGAAACGAAAGCCGAACTCTTAGCAGAGAAAGGTAATTCCTATACTCAGTTCATGCACAATGGCGACTTTGCAGTAGAAAAAGGTATGGACGATGCTGACCACAAGCAGAGGGTTATTGACAAGTTCGGTAAGGACGTTGACTTTATCCGCTTGATGGGTAATCTCGGCAGTGGAATGAATGAAGCTGGTTCAGTATCGACAGCAGCAATGGCTCCGTCACCAACAGACATGCAGGGGCAGATAAACGAACTAATGAGCTCGCCTGCGTTTATGGAGCCGATGCACCCAGAACATAAAACAACAATGGCAACTATAGCTAGATTACATAAAGAAAAAGCAAGTATAGCAGTACCTGCATAGTGCAGGAACATCTTTAGTGGGACACCCCAGAAATGGACCCCGAAGATGACAGTATTCTGTCCGCGTACCAGCGTAAGGCAGAGAAGAACTCACAAGAGTTACCCTTCTCGATTAACAGTAAAATAACTTAATCAGAAGGAAAATTATCATGGGTAGAGCACTAGGAGCACCAATACCAACGGGTTTTGTCGATCAGTTCGACAACACTCTGTACCATCTGCTACAGCAGAAGGATTCAAAGTTTCAACAGGCGGTTGACATCAAACCTATCACTAACGCAGAAGACAAAGCGTTCGATGCAATAGGCAAGCTGGCGTTGACCGAGAAAACAGAACGTAATCCGAAGACACCGATTACAGAAATTAACACTGAAAGGCGTTGGGTTAATACCACTCCTTTCCACGAAGCCGTACTTATCGACCGTGACGATGACCTTAATAGGATTGTTGAGCCTACGTCCGATATTATGACTGAGTTTGTAAACGCAGTGAACCGCAAGAAGGATGACATAATCCTTGAGTCTATTGATGCTGATGTAGTATCTGGTAGAACGTCTAAGGGTGGAACTGTAATATCGTGGGCGTCTCAGGACGGTAATGTTAAGTATACCGACAAAGACACTGGCCGTACTATTGCATGGGACACCGCAGTAGGTAATGCAAATGCAGCCGACACAGGCTTAACAGTTGAAAAAGTCGAACTTGTTCGTGAGTATTTCGCAAACAACGACGCAGACGAAAGTACACCAATCTGGGGTGCTATCAGTCCTCGTCAAGCAACCAACCTGTTCGGTCAGGAAGAGTACGTCAACAACGATTACAGTAATGGCAAACCTCTTACCACTGGTCGTATCATCATGGGCTGGCATGGTGTCAACTGGATTGTATCGACTAAGATTGTTGGCGGAACAAACAATGATGTTGATGGTGACAAAGACGTAGTTCGTTGTCCGTTCTGGTTGCAGAGTGGTTTGATTCTTGGCGTTCAGGATATGATCTCTACTGAGATTAGTATTCGAGCAGACCTGTCATACTCTAAGCAGATTTATGTTCACATGAACATGGGTGGCATGAGACGTGACGAAGACCGAATTGTATACGTTGAAACAGTAGCATAAATACTAACAGGGCGGCGGTTAATTAGTTTGCCGGTTAAGCCCTAAATTTTAAGGAACAATTATGAGTTATTCAAATTACAGCCAGACACATAGAAGGTCGATTAACTGCGAGCCTTCTCAAATGACAGCCGAATCTAATCTCTGGACGCCTACAGCGGATCAGAAAAATATGCTTGGTATGATTTTTGAAACCGATGACGGTAGAACATTTCGGTATTGCAAGAATATTGCAACCGAGATAGGTAAGAACCTTATGGTTCAAAGCGAAGTTCCCGACGCACAGCAGTATGACAATCTCCAGAACGTCACATCTCCAACCCAGACAGCAGGATTGGTTAGGTTTGATGTTGACATTGTTACTGGAAGCGGCCTTGTCGATGGCGACTTAGTTGATGGCTATATGGTTGTCAATGCAAGTGCAGGTGCTACAGGCGAAGCTGGCGACATGTATACAATCAAGAGCAACGTATACACTGTTGGTGATACTGTTATGCGTCTTGAGATTGCTGATGCTGGCGGGCTAAGGAACGCTATCACGGCAACATCGAATGTATCGTTCGTCAAGAACAAGTATCGTGACCTGAAAGTTCAGCCAACGACCGTAGATGGTTTTGTAATTGGTTCGACACTTACAGTTGTACCGGCTAGTTATTACTTCTGGGCGCAGACTAAAGGTGTTGCATCGGTTATCATTGATACTGGCGACACCGTTATTATTGGCGACCCTGTTGGAACACTGTCTACTGGTAACGGTACGGCTGGCTCTGTTGGTTTGGTTGCTACGTTTGCAACTGACCTCGTATGGGGTTATATGGTAATGGTAGCGGCTGGTGCGGACTATGGCCTAGTTAATTTCACTAATCTGGAATAGAAAGGCACTATTATGACAACCATAGATTCAAAAAATGTAGACGTTCAACTTGGTGCTTATACAGGCCCAGAATCAGGGATTGCCCAAGACGATAATGTTAAGGCTGCTAATGACCTGATAAAGACTGATACTGAGTTGATTCTTGCTAACCAGAACAACACTGGCGACCTTCTTGTAGGGCAGGTTTATTCTTTGTCTAAGGCGGCTGCAACCACAGCCACTACAGATGAATTATTTACCGTAGCCGGTGGTGCTATCGAGATAATCTCTTGCTTTGGGCAGGTGACTACAATCATAGCTGGAGCACCTGGCAATGTTAGTCTAGGTGTGAACGCTACGGCTGGAGCAACGCATGATGCAGATTTTACCGCAGTCGTAGCCCTTGCCGACAACATGTTTGGTGATGTAATCACTATGGACGCTTTGTCTGGCGGAGAAAACACACAGGATGCCACGGTTAATACGAATGCCGGTATTCCTCTGAGTTGGTTCTGTCCAGCAGGTGTTATAGAGCAGACATTGTCAAGCACTGGTACTGGCGTAGTAACTTGGTTCATTAGTTTCAGACCTCTTGAAACTGGCGTCACAGTAGTAGTAAGTTAATTTTAACGGGAGCGGGTTTCGGCTCGCTCCCATATCTTAAGGAATATAACATGGCTATAACGCTAGCTACTCCAGAAATACTGAACGAGAAAACAGCAAGGGGCGGCACTCCGTTTGTTGTTACCGGCTTTAGTGCCGACACATCAACAGCCAATGAATTGAAGGCTGCGCCAGGTGCAGGGTTCTCGATACTTATTGACCACGTAATAATCACAACTAATGTAACAACAGTTGACCCTTGGCTACAGGACGAAGACGACAAGGTAATCTTTGGAAGGTTCTTTGGTACTATAGGAGCAGCAGGTGGGCCGCTGGTTATCAATAAGCATTTCCCTAATCCATTGAAACTTATATCCAATAAAGCATTAGAACTTAAAGCATCAGCCTCTGGCGATGTATCAGTGTACGTCGAAGGAAGAATTAAAGCAGACTAGGAGTAAACGATGGCTATTAGCAACACATCAATCTGTAATATGTCACTAGACAAGATAGGAGCGGCACGTATCAATGACCTTGATACTGACCAATCTCCACAGGCTATTAAGTGCAGGACTCACTATGTGCAGACTAGGGACGCCTTAATACGATCTCATTACTGGCGTTTCGCTTCTACAAGGGCTGCATTATCTCAGGACACGGTAGACCCAGACTTCGAGTACGACAGCCAGTTTATTCTGCCAACCGACTTCATGCGTCTCAAGAACGTATATGGCGGCAATGGTTTTGGCAATGCAAATCTTAGGACTACATACGCCATCGAAGGCGATAGAATCCTGACAAACGAGACTGCCATCAATCTAAGATACATTAAGAGGGTAACTGACCCGACAAAGTTTGATGAACTGTTTACTGAGGTCTTTATATTAAAACTTGCCCTTAAGCTAGTAGCCTTATCAGGTGCGAACCCGAAGATGACAGTAACGATTGGACAAGAACTCGCTGGCATTATGCCACAGGTGAGGGCGTTGGACAGACAGGAAACGAATACGGTTGGCCGTGAGGCTCACGTACCGTGGGTAGAATCACGGGTTAGTGCAAGAAGTGCTACAATAGGAGATACGGTCGTTGGCTAACGAAATACAAGCAGACTATAAGACAGGCGAAACGCTATACGCCACAAGGTTCCAGCCCACCGGGAATGTGTTCATTACTTCCGGTGCGTCTGACCAGGTATGGTCTGATCCTACTCTGTACGATGTAACAATGGCTGAGAACGGCAATGGTGGTCATTACGAGGGCGACTTCGATGCGTCTGCTAATATCGCCGCTGGTACGTATCAGGTTACTATTTTCTTGCAGACAGGCGGAAGCCCAGCTAACGGTGATCCTCAATTATACAAAGGTGAGATTTACTGGGATGGCACAGCAGAAATAAGCATATTTACATTAGACAATAGCATAAACATACTCACTGCTGCTGGCAGTAGGGTATTAAACGTATATGGAGTCGGCGAATAATGGCAAACGTACCAGTTATAAAAATGAATAAAGGCAAGGCCACTAAGCTGATCGACGCTCGCTCAGACGTAGAGGCGTACAGCGGCCTGTGTAGGGAACTCCAGAACATGATCCCTCGCATCTACGGCCCTGTCGAAAGACGGCCCGGCTTTAAGTACATAGCAGACTGCGAAGATAACGATGTAAAATCCCGCATGGTTCCGTTTGTATTCTCTTCGGAGATTGCTTATGATATAGAGTTCTCTGACTTAAAGATAAATGTATATTTCGACGGTACGCTTATTGAGGCTGACATAACGACTCCGTATCTCGAAGCAGACCTATTCCAGTTGCAGTTCAATCAGTCAGCGGACGTAATGTGGATAGTTCATCCAGACTATGCTCCCCGCAAATTATCAAGAGTAGCTGTAGATGACTTCTCGCTCGACAAAATATCATTCACTAATGGCCCATTCATTAAGAGGAATGACCTTGCTAATAACGACAAGGTGACAATCAAGGCTACTGGTTATACAATAGCTACCGCCACTCTTGGTGCAGTCGAATCTGGCGAGTTCACAATAGCCAGCACGACCGATATATCAGGTCAGTTCCCAGTAAACCATAGATTCTATGTCACTGACTCAACAGGCAATGATAAGGCTTATTCTGTATTCACCTCGTCATGGGTCGCCAACGCACTTACAATAGTTCCCAACGAAACCGTAGCTACAAGTGACAATGATGGCGAGATAATGGTAGATGACGCCACTGTCACCCTCACAGCGTCCTCTAATACGTTCCAGACTGCTCATGTGGACGCCTTATTCAAACTTACGCATAAACGGGCCGAAGTAGTAACAAGTGGCTCAGTGACCGCTACAGGGGTCATGGGCGAAGCGATAGACGTTAAAGGGTCTTGGACATTTACTACGACAGGAAACTGGGATGCTACAGTAGAGATTCAAAGGTTGGCTGATGGGACTAATTGGGAGACATTCAGGTCTTATGTGTCAACTATAACAGACGGGCAAGGTTCTAGGAACGTACAAAAGTCTGACATAGAGGATGCAGATGGCGTCCAGTATAGAATGAATGTAGTGTCCTACAATAGTGGAACTTTGGTTGCTGACATTACCGTTGACAGTAGTACACAAGAAAGCATATTCAAGATCACATCACTCACAAGCCCTACTATAGTAGAGGCCACAGCCTTAGTAGCAGCACCAGAGAACGGAACTACCGTGAGATGGGCTGAAGGTTCATGGTCGGATGTGCGTGGCTGGCCTACTACAATAGCATTCTTTGAAGAGCGGGCTATTTACGGATTCACCACAGAAGATGCCCAGAATATATGGTTAAGTGGAACGAATGATTTTGAAGACTTCGAGGCTGGGGTTATTGATGATAACTCATTTGCCTTAAGAGTCCCTACGGCTAATAGGGGCAGGTGGATAAGTGCATTAGATGAACTTGCGGTTGGAATGAGCGGAGACGAATGGGTGATACGAACATCCACTGTAAACAAACCTTTGACTCCAGACCCAATACCAACTGTCAAGCGACAGACGAAATTCGGCAGTACAAATATACAGGCTATGGCAGTTAATGAGGCTATAATCTTTATAGATTCTGTTGCTAGGAAAATACGTGAGTACACATTCAGCGATCAGAAACAAAAATTAGTATCGCCTGATTTGACTGCTTTGGCTGAGGATATAACTACTGGTGGAATTACTAGCATGGCAGTCCAGGGTAATCCAGATAATGTCGTTTGGTTTACTATCGCAGACAATCCTTATCTTATCTCAATGACTTATGAACGAGAGCAGAATGTAGTGGCTTTCGCAGAACATCCTGCCGGTGGTGATGGAATAGTAGAGTCTATCTCTATTACCCCAAGCACTTCCGAAGATGTGATAACATGCTCAATAAAGAGAATTATAGACAGCTTGCCTAAGCGTACAATAGAGCAGATGCAACCGAGAAACTACGGAGCAGACACTGACATATTCTTCGTTGATGGCGGAATCATCGACACTGGTGGTACTACGACTATAACTGGACTAAGCCACCTTGAAGGCGAAACAGTGCAGGTCATGGTTGATGGAGCACAGCAGTCAGATAAGGTGGTTCAGGCTGGCCAGATAACCATAGACAAGGCTGGTACGAGAGTTATTGTCGGATTGCCTTATGAATACAGGGTATCGCCGATGAGACTTGACGTTAATGGCTCGACCTATGGCACAATAAAGAAAATACACGAACTTGTAGCTAGTTTCTATAAGACACTGAATGCCAAGTACGGCGACGGCACAACTCAGTACGATATTAACTGGCGTACAACAGAGAACTACGATAGCCCACCAGACCTGTTTACAGGCGACAGGACGCTAGTATTTGACGGTGGGTTTACTACAGAAGATAACTTAACAATTTCAGGCTCAGACCCATTCCCTTGTGTTCTGCGAGCTTTAATACCTAAAATAGATAAGACAGGGCGGTAACTATGACTGTATCGAATGAGAGTAACAGAACATCAGCGGTAGGGACAGGTGCAGAACAGACTGTGCCGTTTACGTTCCCAATAACAGCCAACAGTGACATCGTGGTTACTTCACGGATCATAACCACTGGCGGTGAAGTCACAATGGTAGAGACTACAGATTATACAGTGGTTAATAATGGTTCGTCTGGTGGTTCTATAACTACAGTCACTCCATTCATTGCGTCTACTTTGGAGATACATATCGTAAGAGACACGCCAAATACGCAGATAACAGACCTGCAAACTGGCGGTGCGTTCAATGCTGATAATGTTGAGGATATGTCAGATAAGACCACGAAGCTCACTATTGAGAACGTGGATGCCCTCAGTAGGATTCCACAGTTCCCAACAACTGACCCTGCATCTTCTATCGGCGACTATCCGAACTCAGTAGACAGAGCCGGGCTTGTTTCAGGTTGGGATGCTAATGGCAAGCCCACTGCACTATCTGTTATTCCAGAAGGAAGTGTGGCTTTCAGTGCGATAGGGATTGCAATAGCAGAAGCCTCAGACGCAGCTTCCGAGCGTAATATTCTGGAGGTTGGAACTGCTGACGATGTAGAGTTTGCTGAAATTACAGGGTCTGATCTAATTGTTAAAAGCCCGTGGCATGATGTTCGTGCTTATGGTGCAGTAGGCGACGGATTGATAGATGATCAAGCGGCTTTTGTTGCAGCAATCGCAGCAATGTCAGCGAATGACACGTTATATATCCCAGACGGAACATACTTACTGGATTCAACTGTACCGATTACAAAGAGCATGAAGGTCAGGGGCAATGGAAAAGGTAGTATTGTAAAGTCTGGCTCTGCTGCTGCGTCATTTACGGTGACTGGCGGAACCGAACTTGTGTGGGAAAACTTCGTTTGTGACGGTGCTAGCACAGGCGGTGCTATTTCTGTCCAGGCCGACTTAGAGTTATTCAGAATGGATGTTGTTACTGTCCATGATGCTGGGATTGTGGCGGTTCATGCTACTCTAGCAGGTACATTTGATAGGCTGGAAATAATAAACTGTACCCTAAAGGATTGCTTTGACGGTATTCGGTTGCAGGTGGATATTGACAGTGCTTTGGTTTCAGGTAATCTTATTGATACTATAACAAGTACCGGCATAGCAAGTGGAATATGGCTTGGCAATAACACTTTTGCACTGCAAGACAATTACAAGAAAATGATTATCACAAATAATGTCATCAATAATGTGACCTCAACTGCTGTAGGCGCGGAGACTCATGCGATCATCTGTTATGGCAGAGAAGTGATAATTAAAGACAATATTGTTGATACTGTAAGTAATGCAACTGCGGGGGTTGGCGGAGATGAGGCTATTTATGGCAAGGCAAGGTTCTGCACAATCAAAGGAAATATAGTAACTGACGGAGGCCGTGGCCCAAATGGAGCTATTGCTATCAAGGGATCAATGAGAGGCGTTGTAACATCCCCGAATGGATATGCCAGAAAAGTCATTGATAATGTCATACTAGAAGTCTCCAACGTACATGAAGTTGGTATATTTATACAAAATGAAAATGTACTTGTTGAGGGAAACTACATCGAAGGATTGAGCGGGGTTGCTATCCAGATGTCACAAAACGATACAATAGAATGGGATGATATAGCTGTAAATGGCAACACAATTATCAATCACAAAGGAGCTATTGCAATATCGCTTGCCGGTCAAGGTGAGGGTATTGTAGTAAAAGACAATATAATACGAGGCTTCGGGTTAGCTTCAACCGATACATCGAGAGGTATATCCGTAATAGCTATATTTGACCCATTCACGGATATTTGCATTAGCGGCAATTACATACAATCGAACGATGATTCTACATCTACGGTAGATGTTACTGCTATATACATAGGAATACAAGAACCTTCAGGTGCTCCAGAAATTAACAACCTTACGATACAGAATAATGTTTGTGCTATTGTAAGTACAACTGTTGACGCCGAGGGGATTACTTTTGATATTAGATCTGACGTAACGGCAGACCCGGCAATAACTGGCTTAGTTCTATCTGGTAATAATATGTCATTGCTGTCCGGTCATAACGAAGGTGGTACTCAGCCTCTTAAGTTCAACACTGGCGACGAAGCTCTAATATCAGCATGGATAGTTAAAGACAACGCCTACCCAGTCCCAACGCTGACGGACGCATCTGCTACTCCGAGTGTGCTTTCAAATGACAGGTTCATTTCAGGGACAACGGGAGTAACTATTACCGATCTTCTCAATGGATGGCCTGGACAGAGATTGACAATATTATCAAAAGGGGCAATAGTTTTTGACAAAGACGGAGCTAATATCAATTGTGGCTCGGCGGATATTACAACGGCGGCAGGCGACATAACTACATGGTTTACTGACGACGGAACTGCGTGGTATCTTACTGGCTTCGTAGATATAAGTGCTGATAACTCAGGCGGTGCATAATGAATTTCAGGGAAGCAACAAAAGAAGACTTTGATTTCGTAGCCGACCATAGCGTAAGCCGTGGTAAGGTGCATCCAGAGTGTACTGACTTCGTATATACGCTTGAGCATGACGGCCAGCCCTTGTGTATTGGTGGGTTCAAGATGCTCAACTACGACACGGCATGGTGTTGGATAGATATTACTGACGTTGCAGGTAAGCACACTATCGCCATGTATCGCGTGATAAGAGATTGGATTGATAACTTTACTGAAGAAAAACAGTTGACAAGAATACAGGCTACAGTGGAATGTGATTTTGAAGAGGCTATTAGGATGGTTCAACACCTTGGCTTCAAGAAAGAAAGTATTATGAAACGATACGTAAACAATAAAGATGCCTTTTTATATGTAAAACTAGGAGACGAATAATGGCTCCATTGTTATTAGGATCAGCAGCTACAGGACTTGGCGGTGCATTCGGAATAGGAGCAGCCGCTACCACAGGACTAGTTGGTACAGCAGGTGCTTTCTCTCTTGCAACAGCGGCAACTACAGCAGCTACAGGGTTAGGCGTCTTAGGTACGATACGGGCAGGGCAAGGTGCTGATGCAGACGCAATATCAAGGCAGAACTTAGCTAACTTCAACGCTCAGGTGCAGAAGCAAGAGGCTATTGCTAAACGAACAGGAACAAAGTTCGCAAGCAAGCGACAGGCAGATGCCGCAGCAAGGATTAAGGGTTCACAGAAGGTAAACATAGCTGCTGCTGGAGGCACGGGCTCACCTGTAGCAGAAGACCTCGCAGCCGAACAAGCCTCAGAGCTCGAGCTTGAAAACCTCTTAATAGGATTTGAGGGTGAAGTTGCTGCAACGCAGGCAGAGCGACAAGGCGCTTTAGATATAGCTGGCGGTAAAGCTGCACGAAAAAGAGGCAAGAACCTAAAGACGGCCTCACGAATACAGGTAGGAACAACACTACTTCGGGGGTTCGCATAATGGGAACATTTCCAGGTGGCATACAAAGATCACAAAGAGGACTAACTGCTTCATCGGGCAATGTACGTGCGGGGTTTGACCCTAGCACGGGTGCAGGTGCGGTAGGGCAGGCTGTGGCTGGGCTTGGACTAGAAGGTGCGAAAGTAATTAAGGACAGACAAAGAGAACAAGCAATCAAAGACCAGAAGCTTTCTATTCTCAACTCTAAAACAGAACTTACGCAAGGGAAACTACAGTCGTCTAATGCAGAGAGAGAGTTCTTTGATAAGTTGTCTGTAAATGATGACGTAAGTACTTACGGGACAGAGATAAATACTTTATTTGGGACACTTGATAGTTTAACTCCAAAAGACCCTGCTGCGGCAGCGGCTTATGGTTCTTTACTTGCCACGAAAAAGCTAACTATTGCTAGAGAAGTTAGAGATGCAAAAGAAGTTAAGATAAAAGACCTATCAAAAAAAGCCGATTTTCTTTTATTGCAAACAGCTAAAGATTCTGGTGAATTGAAGGATTTCACAGAGTATAAAGCTGCTATAATAAGTGGAGTTAAACTTGATGCTTATACACCAGAACAGGGCGAAGCACTGCTAGATGATGCCGACAAAGAAATTAAACAGGCACACAAGAACACCGTGCTTGGCTTGGCATCCTCACAGAGAGGTGAAGATGGCATGATTGACACTAAGGCTGCTGATGAAGAAATAGAAGCAAGCGGTTTAGATGTTAATGACCAGGTTGACCTAAAGAACCAGATAGAGAATGAACACAATAGAGAGATAAAGCGAAGCAATGAGCAGTTCGCTGATAGAACTGGCGAGGAAGATGCTCGACTTAATGAGTTACTATTAAACACCCAGCTAACAGACCAAGAAATTGACTTAGTGGACCTTGGAGCAGTGGGCGACCAAAAGACAGTCGAGAAGAACTTTAAAGCTAATTGGAAGAAAGACCTCCATAAGATCAATGCTCTGTCTGAGCCCGGAGTAAGTAATGAATCTATATATGACAGCCTAGTTGCTGGCAGTGCATCTGTAGAGCGAGGTGCGTTACCTCCCGCTGAATGGGAGACTAGTTTCAGGAACGCTTGGGCTAATGGCGACCTAGAAAAAGAAGACAGAAGGAGTCTACGTTCTAAAGACATTGTAGCGACAAAGACAATGCAGAATAGGGCATTTCTTGCTCAGACTGATGGGGCTAGTGACGCAAGATTTTCTTTGGTAGAATCGTCTGAAGACCAGATAGCAAAGTTTACCACAGCGAGAGACTTAAGTGCTAAGAACAAAGACTTCAAGGGTGCAGAAGCACTGAATAAAGCAATACAAAAGAATCAGATACAGAGATGGAACTTCGGCAGGTACAGAAACTCACTTAGAACCCAGATGAGCCAGAATGAAGATTGGTCACAAGAACAGATATTCGTAGCCAGTGACATTCTCAAGGAGGAGTTTAACAAAGACTTCGATGTACTTGTCAAGGAGTTTGATGCAGCTAACCCATCTAAGGCCATAACTAATACGCCACCAGACGCAGAGTTTAAGGATGTATGGGAGAAGCTCTCTGTTGACGACAAGGCGAAGATATGGGAATTACGGATGCTTGGCGAAAGCGTTGATTCTATAATTGGAGAACTCTAAATGAGCCTTGACGACCTTCTACAGAAGCATAGAAAGACTGAAATAGAGATAGATAAAGAGCCGTCTGCTGAAAAAGTTAGGCGGCCACAGAGGATATTCTCGTCCGCAACCAAGCAAGGTGTGGACATACAGACAGCAACAGCACAAGAAACAGTTAAGGAGTTTGTTGACTGGGACAACGACCGTGGAGATAGCCCTACATTCGAGGACGTTAATGGGCTGATTGATGTGTTTGATCCAAGCGAACCTCCAGGTGGAGTCAGCCCTAGACCAGATCCGGTAGTAGAACTACTCAAAACTGAAATGAACATCGTTAAGCCTATCGCTAAGGTCGGAATGAAGGGGATGTCTTATATATATGCTCCTCTTAACAGGGGCTTTAAGTTTATGACCAATGCGTTAATGTATGATCCACTAACTAAGTCCGCTACGGGGCCAGTAAGAAGGTTTGCTGTAGATCAGGCAGTGTGGAACGAAAAAAATAGGCAGGTACAGGCAGAGAGGAAAAAACGAGGTCTTGGGTTTGGACAGCAACTCACAGAAGATGAAGTTCAGGTCATCAGCGACAGAGTAGATGCGGACGCAGTCAGCCTAATAAAGAGAGCTAACGGAGAAACAGAAGAGGGCGAACAGGTAACTGCTGGTGACTTCGCTGAGTCTGGGCTTAATGCCCTCAAGTCTCTAATCCCTTGGCCTGGTGCAGCAGATGAAGTGAAGACATTCGGCGATATAAGTGCTGATTCATTTGAAAGAATAGTAAAGCGAGAAGCCCCCTTTTATTACGCCCCAGTAGCGGATGTAGTCGCTGAGACGATAGCTATGGGAGGGCTAGTGAAGATAGCATCTGCGTCAGAAGCCGCTGCTGCTGCGGGTGGCAGCATTAAGGATATAGCCGCCGCTGCAAAGCTCACCGTTAGTGAGATGAACGCAATAAGGAAACTACATAAAGCCGGTTCTAGAGTTAAACCTATTGGGCCTGCTGTTGCTGGAGTACCTACGGCAGACCAAGCTGCTACTGCTACGACTAAGTTAGTGAGGTTAATAAGAGAGGCTAAGTCTTTAAGGAACAAGAAAACCCTATTAGTCCACAGAGATAGACAGGCGAAGGCAAGGAAGCTTGCACAAATACAGGGCAATGTTCAAGGCAAAAGACTTCTTGGTGCTTCAAAGAAAACATTAGGCGGCAAATCTCCGTCGCCAGACTTTACACCAATAGGCCCAGGCTTCTCAGAGATAGAGGTTGACACTCTGTTTAATATGATAAACACATCATCTCTTGCTGGGGGATTCGACAAAGGCACAGCTTTTATATTTCTCGATAAACTATTTAAAGGCGAGTTGCTAGTAAAGAGTGAGATAGCAATGCTAGAGAAAGTGTTCGGTAGCTCTCTAACTAAGGCGTTAGCTAGCAAGAAGTCCATAGCGTCCATAATCCAGGACGTATCTTTTGAGGTCATTAACCTACCGCGAGCAATACTAGCATCTTATGACTTATCTGCACCTGGTAGGCAGGGTATTATCTTTACAGTTTCCCATCCAAAGGCGTCTATGAAGGCGTTTGGGAGAATGGTTAAGGCTGCTACTCCATTTTCGGGTGCTAAGTACGCAGACGAACTCGAAGCGGCTACCAGGACTACGAGGTTCGGTAGGATGGCAGACGACTTTGGTGTTCATTCATCTCCTACTGGCTTTGCAGCGAACATATCAGCCAAAGAAGAGCAATACCTGTCAAGGCTAGCAGAGAAGATACCAGGCATTGCGCAATCAGAAAGAGGATTCACTACGTTCCTTAACCAACAGAGGCGGTTAGTGTTTGAGGCTCAAGCCAAGCAATGGATAAGAAAAGGCATAACTCCAGAGAATAACGCAAAGGCATTTGAGCAGTATGCTAAATTCATAAATCATGCGACTGGCAGAGGTTCTCTTGAGAGCTTGCAGCCGGGTGCGTTAACAGCTATGAATGCGGTCTTCTTCTCGCCTAGGTTACAGTTCTCAAGGGTGCAGGTTATAGGTGACTTAATAAGTCCAGCTACCACAGGTGCGGCACGTAAGGTTATTGCACGGGACTTAGCAGAGTTCTATTCAACTGGGCTTGGTATAATGGCTATGGCTAAGATGGGCGGTGCTGATGTTGAAATGAACCCACGCTCGTCTGACTTCGGCAAGATCAAAGTTGGAAACACACGATATAATTACTGGGGGCCATTCCAACCATTAGCTACTCTCGCTGGCCGTATGTACACTGGTGAGATAAAATCTACCGGAACAGGTAAGATTAAGAAGGCTGACAGAATAAGCCTTGGCATTGACAATACGCTAGTTAATTTCCTTAGAGGTAAACTTGCACCAGTCCCAGGGAAGTTTGTCGATGTCGGAATAGGCTCTGACATTTTAGGTAGGCCAGTAGAGCAAACTAAGGAGTTTGCACAGAGAGCAGCATTTGAATCACTTACGCCTCTTTTCGTTCAGGACTCTATAGACGCATGGAAGTTTCGGGAGATAGACGGCCAGTTCCCTATCAGTGCAGGTCTGGCGTTTACAGGTATAGGAGTGCAGACATGGGAGCTTTCTCCGTCTGCTGAGTTACAACTTCAGAGAGACTCATTGTCACGCCAAACATTCGGCAAGAACGCAGACGAATTAAACTTTGACGAAGCTAACGCCCTTGATGCTGACATTACAGTCAACCAACCAGGAATGAAGGAACTCGAAAGAGAATCTAAGTTCGACAAGAACAATGTCGCATCTGCAAATAGAGCCGCTAAGGAACTGAGGAAGTCAGAATTATTCCTTGAAAAAAACATAGACAGGAAGTTGCTTGAAGACTTAAGTGAGGCTAAGATTCGACTCGGTGGGGTTGATAGGATTTTTGGTAGCTGGAGATTAAATGACGCACAATACAAAGAGTATCAAGGGTTAGTAGTGAAGAATATCAATGAGATGTTTGAGGACTTCAGGCCAATATGGGACACAAAAGGTGACGATACTGACTTTAGAGCTAATACTATCACGCAGATATTAAGCTCTGCAAAGCAAAAGGCTGCGATTGAAATGAAAATAGGGAGTATGGAATAAATGAACCTTACAGCCCTAACCGACATTCAGCTTGACCGTGGCACGGCCACCAACCAGATAGCGGTCTGGAACGACACTAGCAAGCGGTACGTGCCTACGCTCAATCCCTCCGGCCCGGCAGACGGCATCTTCGGCCACTGGACTAGGGACAGCGGGACTACGACCATAACCAGTGCGGTATCTGGCGACGACCTCACCCTAACCGGCAACCTAACTCTCCCCGACCTCGGGACTATCAGTGCTGTTGGTGGGCTTGGTAGCGGCCTTATCACTCTTAGCGGCACGCTGGGCGAGGTTACTGTTGATGGGGATTTGACTGTTAATGATGATATAAATGCTAACGAAGACATCAACCTAATCGACACAACAAGCGACTCGCCGTTTGGGATAATCACCAAAGGAAATGTGAGATTTATACATAACTTTAAACACAGCACAGGCAGCACAGCTATTCCTTTTGGTGGCAATGTTTTTGTGGGTGACAGTGCCGGAAACCTAAGTATGGGCAGTACAGCAACAAGCACCTCTCAGGCAAGTCTAAATACGGGCGTAGGCTCAGAAGCTTGTAGTAGCATTACGCTTGGCCAAAAGAACAATGGTATTGGTACACGGGCATTAAGAGACGTGGAAGATGGTGATGAGAATAATGCTATGGGCTACTCTGCTCTTAGGCAGTTAATTGGAGCGAACGGTAACTGTGCTATGGGTTCTCTAGCGTTATTGCAAAATCGCAACGGAAACCAAAATACAGCAGTGGGAACAAACGCTGGTCAAGGGGTTGGAGCGGACTCGCCATTTGGTAATACACTCATTGGTTTCAGGGCTGGGTATAGAATCGAAGATGCACAGCGTAATATCTGCATTGGACACCATGCCGGAAGTCGTATATCAGACGAAGACAATGTCCTACTAATTAGCAATCAGACCGAGGCATCATTCGCAGACGAACAATTAAACGCTATTCTGTATGGAGTCATGAACGCCGACCCTGCAAACCAGACCTTTCGCATTAACGGTCAAGTAGAGATAGGCAACACCACAACCGCACAGCCCTTAGTAGTTAGAGGTACTTCTGATCTCATAGGCGTGGTCAAGAGCGAGTCAGGGCGGATAACTAAAGACCATCTGCTTATAGCCAACACAACGATAGACGAAACATACGATGAGGTATTCTGCGATACAGACAGTGCTGGGTTTACTGTAACGTTACCAGCTACGCCAGTTGGACAAAGGTATAGGATAATAAACTGCGGTAGTAATACGCTTACAATAGACCCTAACGGCAATAATATTGTAGGATCAGCTATCAACGTTACGTTAAACGCAGGAGATGTTTTGATAATTAAATGGAACTCTACGAAAGGCTGGTACTAATATGAGTAGGTTTGGATCAACAGAATACTATCTTGAGGTGGCTAGAGGTAACGTAGAAGGTGCTTCAATCATCAACAAGTTCGGACACAATCCACTTGTGCCGACTACGGGTGCAGATATTTGGGGTGGCCTTGGCACTTATGCGTTCTATCCAACAACACCACAATCAATGGAAATAGTAAGCACTTCTGTCAATGACGATGGCGCACCATTAGGCACAGGGGTCAGAACTGCTATCGTGTTAGGGCTTGACGGGTCTGGACTAGAAGTGGATGAGATTGTTACGCTAAACGGCACGACAGCAGTTCCATTAACGGCTCATACGTATACGGCTGTTTATAGGGTTATTTGCCTGACGGCGGGATCAAGCACGACAAACGAAGGTGCTATATCTGTCCAGATAAGCGGCGGCGGAACTCTGGCTGCTTTTATTGGGATAGATGATGGACAAACACAGATGACCCACTATACAGTTCCGGCAGGCAAGACAGCCTTCTTCATAGAAGGATATGTTGCGATGGGTAATGATAACAAGAACGGTGTCGATGCGACATTTCAGTGGATGGCTCGCCCACCTAACGGCGGCAATGGGGCATGGCAAGTAAATGGGCAAGTAACCCTTGTTAATATCGGTAGCTCCCATTTCATATACAGATATGGCGCACCAGCAGGGCCGTTGCCAGAGCTTACAAACATAAAAATAAGAGTCACTACAGCCGACGAAATCATTGACGGCATCGGCGGGTATGATTTGATAATGTTCGATAACTAAGGAGAATAACATGGCAGACGTAGAAGTAACATTAGGCCCAATACCAGAAGAAGACTTTGCAGTAGTAGCAGACTGCTTCTGTGCAGCAAGCCCAATCCCACAGCAGCAGGTGGAAGTTGACGGTGTGCCACAGTTCGATGACGAAGGCAAGGCAATAATGGAAAACACTTGCACTGTACTGGAACATGTGGTAAAAGGTATGATAGATTATGTCAGGGCGGTGTCAGAAAAGGGATATAAGATCAAGGTGCTGGCAGGCAGCCCTATGGATAGCGAACTAATTAACCGAGTATTAGATAACCTTTAAGGAGAGAAGCATGGCAAAAGAAAGAATCATCGAAGTAGGGAAGGCGACAGACATAGAGCTTGCTCAGATATTGGGCGAGAGCTATACGATGCTAATGAAATTAAAATCACAGATCGCACTTACCGAGCGAGAAGTAAACAAGAGACTATTGGAGTTAGATAAACCTAAGAAAAAGGAGAAGTAACATGGCACGAGAACAATGGCATAAATGGGGGCAGACAGCGGCTACAATAGTAACGCTGGTATTTGTATGTGGCCTTACATACAGTAACATTGAGCACAACACAAATGACATAAGGGACGTAAAGGATGATGTTAAGGTTGTTAAGGTAGACATACATGACCTACAGTTAAGGCAGGAGAGGGACATATCATTGAAAGAAGCCCTCTTGAAGACTGCTACCCGTATGGAATTAAAGATGGACGCTATGAGCAAAGAGCAGAACGAAATAAAACTAGATGTAATGTCAACCAAAGTAAAAGTAGATACTCTAATTAAGGACTAAGCCATGCCAACACACACACCAGCAGAACGCAAGAAGAACAAAGTTAAGCAGAAGAAGACTCCAGTTAAACAGAAGAGAACCAGAGTTAAAAGGAAATAATATTCTCCATCCTCCTCCTTTCCCCTGCGTGCTATCTGGTGCGTGGGGGTTTTTATTCTAGGATGTGCATTAAGGAATGTAGCCACACACATGCAGTCCATGAAGCAAATAGAGCTGCTCCCACTCCAAGCCCACCTATTAGTAGTATCATTATTACATTCTCAAATGATTTTGAAGTCTTCATATCTATTCTCCTTTAATTACAACCCCGCCCCCATCGCCGCATGAGGAACAGGGCTGTGTGTGGGCTGCTATTTGAATAAGCCGCAAGCGTCTTCTGCTTCTCGAATCCGCTTCTTTGCGATCTCGTAGTATTCTGGGTTCATTTCAATTCCAATAAAGCCCCTGCCTGTATTAACGCAAGCTATACCAGTAGTTCCAGACCCCATAAATGGGTCTAAAACAGTACCGCCCGTTGGTGTTTTGGTTAGAGTGCAGAGATATTCCATCAGAGCTATTGGTTTCACTGTTGGGTGGTGGTTCCTCATTTTACTTGTAAATCTTTCAGAACCCTTACTTGTTTCTCCTGTTCCGTTTGCGGTAGCCCTATATCTCTTTTCCTTTTCTTCTATATCGTCACACCCTGCATTACGTTCTTTCTTGCTGGCTTTGGCACAGTAGAAGAACCTTGAGGCACCACCGGAGTCACCTGCAGCCTTGACTTGCCTGACATACTGCTTGCCATAGCAATTAAATGTTTCTGGGTCGTGGCCTTTGGTGGTACTATTCATTGCCCCGCTGGTAAGCTGGCCTGTTTGCTCGTCCAGCATACGCCCAGCTTCTTCGTCAAGTATTACGTTGGCAGGGAAACGACCCCCCGTTGGTCTGTCTACTCCCTTGGTTGCTCCAAAAGTCCCATCACCAGAGTTGCCACCACTTACCCTGTCACTACCTGTACCTATCCGCCCCCCATCAATATTCAAGCCCGACACGCCATGCATAAGGGCATTGTTGGCATAAGTACCATCATTAGGCTTCATTGCTACAAGGATAGGCTCATAGGCTGGTTTAAGGCCGTGGGACTTCCAGCCGTTCCAGAGGATTGCTTCGGGGGTGGCTGGCGCGGTAATAGGTTGCACGGTAATTGGTGCGGCCATCGACCTTGTTTGCTTGCCTGCACAATTTGGCCTATTGTTCGGATTGTCACCTATAACTTCCCGCTTATGCCCCTTATCTAACTGCTTAGATATATCAGTAGCTTTCGGGAAACCTGAGCCATACAACCACATAATGCAGTCTTTCAGTATAAATCCAGCGTCCTCTACATTAACAGCCATTCGGTGCTGAGTTCGTGACCCTGCAAAACAAAGCAATGTACCGCCCGGCTTCAAGACCCGTAAAGCCTCAGTCCAAATCTCAACAGCAGGAACATCATAGTCCCACTTCTTACCCATAAAAGATAGGCCGTATGGTGGGTCTGTGATGATTGTATCAACCGAGCCGTCAGGAATCTTATCCATTTCTTGTAAGCAATCGCCTTTGTATAGCATCATTCCCCGCTTTCTATTACAACCGGCACTCCGCCAATCACGGCAGTACCTTTGATCTTGTCATTCTCTGTTTTAGTATCGCCCGACCCTATCCTCGTGCTATTCGGGTCAGCTACGAAGCCAAGCCCCTTAGCGTCCACTGTCTTTGCAAAGGTGTATATGAAGGCGTGGTCAGTCCAGATGATGGTGCACCCGTAATTCAGGAACACGCTAATGGCTACCCATGCTATTACGAGGGCTATCTTTATTGATTGTCTCATTGCTTCTCCTTGTATTTCTTAAGCTTATATTGCCTGTTCTGTTTCTTTTCAACCTCGTCTGCTGGTGTACGCCTTGTCTTTTCTTTCTTGATCGTTCTGCTCATGGCCGCTCCTTATTAGGTGGTGTATTGGTCATAGCTACCCTGCGATACATCTCAATAAACAAATCCAACGGATCGAATGTATCTGGCTTGAAATCTTCTCCGTACCCGTATGACTCTTTGATTATCTCTGCTACGTCCTCAGAACACCATAGGGCATTAGGGTTTGGTTTAATTATATTCCATCCCGTCGCAAGGCTGGTTACGCCTACGGTATCATAAGGCATACCGTCTAATACTTTTGCCATATTGTACCCTCGATCTTCTTGCTCGTTTGTCATAGGCAGAATTAAACTTATCCATCTTTCTGGATGCTTTGAGTAGTCGATAGGCAAGAACCTAGCTCCGTCAAAGTCACCTTGCATTGTTGCAGAATGGCTTACGTTGTCGTGCCTACTAGAAAACTCAAATTCCGAATGAGCAAACGGGTCAGATACAATCATAATTATCTTCTGAACATTCGTCATTTCCTTGCCGTGCTTCAATGCGTTTACTGCGTCATAACTTCTTAATATACAATTTGCCATTATACTATTTCCTTTCCGTTCTTAGTAACACCTTCGTTAGATTCAGTTGCATCGCCCATATACCAGTCATCAGTATAGACGCCATCCATAAGACCGCCATTGCCACAAGCCTTCATTGCAGCATCAATGCGGGCAAGGGCTTGGAGTGGGCCGTCGTACACCTTTTCTCGGCAAGCCACATTGTTCTCGTCTAATAGCTTATCGAAATAAGCATCATGGTCAAGCCAAGCCGAGTCTGTATCGGGGTTATTGCGAAAGTCTGAAGCTTCAATCCACCAATGTCCATCGGACGTGCTTAATCTCACGCCCATATAATTAGCGGCAAGCAACATCTTAAAGGCTTTTTCATAGTCTACTTCGTCTGCCATTATAATACTCCTTTAAATTAAAATTATCTATTCAGTTCGTGATAAGCCAACTCGTAATCAAACGGCTGGTAGTGCTTGTCGTTCTTATGTTCTGCATACCAGCAATGCACACCCTCTCTCTCCATTATAATAAACGAGAAGAACGCTAGCACCGCAGGCAGTACACCATGCGGGCATATGTCAAGATTCCATTTGTGGTGATGCGAACATAAGCATATGCCGTTAGTCAAGTCACGGGACAAGTGAGTCCAGACGGTTTTCTCAAGCAAGTGGTGGCCTTGGAGGTCTTCGGTTTTCCCGCAGCCTGGTATCTCGCACATCCCAACAGCCACGATCTCTTTCGACCACAACTTCATTGATTCCTTTTTGAACTTACGCTTTGCATAGGCTGTTATGGCCGCCTTTGTATAGCCAAGAGCCTTGCCTATATCAGCGTGACTTTCGCCCTTTAGAAGCATGTCCCATGCCCGTGCTGATGTATTAGACTTTAGCTTACTGCTTGTTTTTCGCTTACCCATCCTATATTCCCTCTCTTGGTCTAAGGTCGTCAACTTCTTGCTTAAGCCCGGCATTCTCTTGCCTTAAGTCATTAGCCTCTGTCTTGGAGGCGGCGAGGTCGACCTCAAGCTTACGAATCTTACAAACCGTACAAGTCTCCTCGCCCGCCTGCTTGTAGTAAAGCCCACACCCGCATTGCACCATAGAGTGAGGGCAGTTGTCTACAATTGCCTGTTTAAGCCTAGTAATCTCAGCATTAGCCCTGCAAGCAGCTTGCAGATGACCCTCTGCACGGTCTGTTTCGCTTCCAAATGATTCGCTCATTTCGTCCCCTTTTCTGCGTTAAGTTTCGCTATTGCTGCGGCTTGGAGGTAGTGCTTTGGTTTAATGTAAATTGATAGCCATGAAGTAATAGTCATGAAGTCATGTATCTCCTCTCCATCGCTTTCGCATTCAGACCAGCAAACATCTTCTATTAAGCACCGCATGAATTGAGTGCCACCATACTCCTTAACAGCCCAGTCGCGCCAAGCCATTGCGATATTGAAGTCGTCGAGGGCGATGGGGTCAAAAGGAGATTCTTTCAGGTACATTTCGTAAAGCTGTCGCTCATTGGCAGGAGTCCTTAATTTGCCCATATCCTTATAGCCAAGCAATCTATCCTCAGCACGAACTTCGGTCTTCCATTGCTCAAAGCTTTCCTTGTTATGCAACACCTCGCCAAGCAACCTACTCAGTTCTTCGCCCTCAGCCGCTAATATTTGTTCTACTGTTACCATTGTTCATTCTCCGGTTAAAGTTTAGTTTCCGTATCTATCATGCCATCCACAAACAGGGGCATTTGCTTCATGTTTGTCTTTGACCCAGTTGCACAGTTTAAAATATGCAGGCCTATTTCCGGGTCAACCATATTACGAATCCTCTTATCTCTTTTCGATGTACCGGAAAGTTTTCTTATGTCGCTCGACTTATGCTCGATGTATGGAATATCAAAGTTCGCCCATATTAGATGCCTTCCAAGCTCAATGGCTTCAATAAGTACCTTATAATAGGGTTTAACATTTTCAACTACCCATTTATAATTACCCTTACAATGATGCTTTAAGAATAATATTTCCTGGTACAGACTCATGTCTGGATAAACAGGCCGTTTTTTACTCCAACCCCAGAAGCGGGCCCGGCTATGCGTAGGGCATGGTGGACTTGACCAGATAAAATCAAACTCACTGTGGTGATCTATTAAATACTGATGTGCGTCTGCAATAACCAAAGTGTCACCTGGGAAAGCATTAGCGTAAATATCAGCCGTTTCTTTGTCGATCTCGACAGATGTAATTTCATGTTCCGGGCCCCACAATTTACGATTACCGCCAATACCTGCATATAAATTCAATATCTTCATTGCAATGCCTCCTTAGCTTTCTCTATAGCCGTTTCTGCCATCAATGCCATACCGTGCATATCTTGGCTATTGGCTGGATTAGCAATATCCTCCAACACCGCTATTAACTCCGCAACGAGATCGTCCTCGCTGTTTTCTTTTAATAGCTCTTTTTGTCTTTCAATCACATAAGTCAGACTTCCCACAGTTCCATAAACCTTATCCAGCCGCTCATACAAATCCTTAAGCGTATAATTCAATGAATGCTGCTGTGTTTTAGAAGTCTCTTGCTCTAGATTAGAAATCACATTGTTTATGCGTCCTATTTCAAACTGTGCTTCCCGTGCCATTTCTGCTGTCGATTCTGTTTTGCTCATAATCATTCCCTTTCTATAGTTCCATCCACAAGGTTATACGCCCATATATCGTACAAGTCCTGCCAGCTACACCCTTTGCCATGCGATGAGGCGAAAGAGGCTTCAAGGGCAGCTCTGAGGCCCACAGTGCAGTCGAAGATGACCTTCTTGCCCTTCCATGGCTGTTTAGTTACTTTGTGTCGTGCTATGTATGCTTTCATAGTTCTACCTTCCTGTATTGAAGTTCATCTTTAATGCGAGACATGAAAAGCGCAATTGGCTTAGTACCCTTCATGCACTCATTAGCAACATTCCATGCTTTCGAGAAAATCTTATCATCAAACTCGTATTTAGTCGATAAGAACCTTGCTACGTTCTGGATTGTTGTCCTGTCAGATTGCTTCTTTAACTTGAAAAGCCCTATTGTAATATCATAAAACTTAAGCTCGCACGAAGCGACCGAAGAACAATTCCCTTTAGGGAAAGGCGAGCGGATCGATACGTATTTCTTTACTTCCCTTTCCTTGTCTTTCCTTCCCTTCGCTTTCCTTTCCTTAGTTATATCAGTCTTAGGTGTGGGTGTTATAACGCTGTTATAACGTTGTTGCATCCCTTTTTTGCCAGCTAAACTCTTTTGTTTAATAGACTTACGGGCTTTTGCAAGTTCCTCATTTACTCTTTTGTGCGAAATTTTTCCGTCCTTAATGACAAACTTGTGTGAGTATTTTTTTAGAAAAGTTTTCAGCTTATCAATATTTATATTACACAAACCGCAAAGGCTTTCGGGTTCATTTGGAATATAACCGTCACTACAAGCAAGGAATATTATCAGTGAATGATAACAGCCTCTTTCTTCGGCGGTCATCATCTGCCAGTCAATGTCTTTCGGGTAAGCTCCCGGTTCATGTTGGATGTAAAGGGGTTTTTTAGCCATGGTTGATCCCATTAAAAAATCCACATGGTTTGGTATTTGTGCAGCACTTCACAGCCGTGCGATCCTCTCGGAGACGCAATACCAAACCACATGGATTTGTCAATTCGTATTCAATTATGCTATTTGAAGTTTTCACAACCACAAGTATACCATCTTTCCGCTAAATTACAAGAACTATTTTTAAATTATTAAAAGAAAGTTAAAATTAACTCATCCAAGCTTTACCTTTACGCTCAGGTTCTGGTTTTATCACCGCGGGGGATTTTGTATCCCCTTGGGGGATTTTATCCGGCTCCCGTGGAATCCGGCAATGTATCGCATAGATCACGTTAGACTCGTGCTGGGTGTAATACCTGAGATTCTTACATAAGGTACTTTTGCACTCGCTACCCTTGCAGGAATCCCGACACCTGACCAGGAGGTGCTTTTCGTTGTCAGTGTAAAGCTTCGGCCCCGCCGCTGAGATTTCCCGGAGGCACTCCCTGAGCTTAACGCTTTCGTCTTGGCTTACAAATCCGTACATGATCACTCCTGAGATAAAAGATGCCCCCACGGAAACGATCCGCAGGAGCTTAACGGGCTATCGGTGACGTGGGTACATTTTCTGTTTCCATAGCTTGCCATCTGGGTCACTCCACCGTAGAATGCCCTCCTTGTTTAATATCCTGCAATTATCGACAGCGTCTGCCTTGGACGCTATAACTTTGACGCTATCGTCCCAGCAACAATGATTAGTGTTATCCATTTGGTATCGCTCGTCCCTATTCTCACTATTGACATTGATAGATATTCCGGCAACGGTATGGCTCTTAATGAAATATGCAAATTGCTGATGTGTTACACCTCTAGTTTTGCGTCCCTCACAGAATGGGCATTTCACATCGCCCTTATTTTTTGTTTCTATTGTCCCAACGCCTTCGCAATCAACACAGTTCTCTCTAATGATATAGGTACATATTGCGTCTATTTTGTATACCCGCTGACCTAAGTCAAGCCTTGTTTCTATTTTCATCTTTCTAATCCTTTCATAAAAGTATTATTTCATATCGCCGTATTTACGGGCGTCCGGCGCTTCCAGTAGTTTGCCAAACCTTGATTTCTTGTGGGCTAAGAACTTACCCTCTGGTTCCATGCTCAATATCTTCTCGATCTCGGCAGGCTTAAAGCAATGCAGGTTTTCTGTCAGCATACGGCTTGGTGGAATCTTTCTCATTGCCATGCTCCTTTAAAGTTATTTGGTTTCTAATTCAGGCGGATCGTGCTTTTTGAACCATTCAGGGTCGGGCCTCTTAATCAATGGATAAGCCTCCCAGATGGTATCATTCCACGCCTTAATTCTGGACACGGCCACGTCGTTTATGCTCTTGATAGATATTGGGTGGAGAATTGAATGACAATTCGGACACAGCCTTTTATTAACTGCGGATATAGCATTGTGAGGATGTACGATTGCCCGGCAAGCAGTACACCTGCACTCCCAAAAGAAGTGACCTTTTAACTTACTGCAATTCTCGTCCGTCATATCTCTAACGAATATCTTCCGTCCATACTTAACCTTGAGGAATCGCTTTGCTTCGTAGAAATCCCAACCCTCGCCGACAAGGTACATTATAGGCCCGTCCTTGCAGTGTAGCCAGCCGTTCTGCTTTTCTGATATACAACTCTTGGAATCGTGCTTAATCGTCTCTATGCCCTCGCCAAGCTTGCATGATAAGAGCAGGTCTGAGTATTCTCGCACTAACTGACCGTATGGCTTTTCGTATGTTGGCTGGACACCCACCATGCCTTTTACTTCGTGTATCATATTACAATCTCCTGTCAATTATACTGTATAAATATTCTTTCAATAATTCCTTGCCCTTAACTTTTCCATGAGCAATGTCATGGCAATGGCTGCATAAAGCAATCAGGTTTTTAATTTCATTAGTACCGCCCTGGCTCTTGAATCTTACGTGATGTATTTGGCACGGCGACGACGAACAAACTTCGCACAACACGGAATCTCTGTCCTGATCTCCAATGTTGAATGCCTTACGATAGGTGTCTATATGATTCATTTATCTGCTCCTAATTATTGCCAAGACCAACAGGCATATTATAACTGTATCTATTTCGATTGTAGCTCCATCGTTAAAGCCAAATCAGTAGCAGGCCCAAATTTGCCATCAACTGTAAGATCGTGACCACGCCTGTTAAGCTCCTGCTGTTGCTGGACTACAGACATTAACACGGCCTCGGCTGGCTTAATATCTTGAGGCCACCAAACAGCGACCGCACAGAGCATGCTTGCTATTGTTAGTATTGTTAAGAATCCGTATTTCATTAGAATGCCCCCAATAACATGCCTACGATTGCGATTGCCGTTGCTATTACTACTGCCTGTTTTGATATGTTTGATATGTTCATTTTATCTCCTTTTAATTTGGCATACATCCGCAATAATGAGCGACGTACTCGTGTCTATTCTTTGCAAGTTTTGGTTTCTTTGTAAACATCCGTATTCTGCATTGCGAATCCATACCACAAACGGGACATTCCCAGTACTCTATGAAATACCAGTGCTTCTTACGCTTCATGCTATCTCCTTATATCCCACCGCCGTAGCTCTAGCGGTGGGAGGGGTTAAAATGTATCTCTATGTAATTGCTTATGGCAAGGCTGGCAAAGCCAGATAACGTCAAGAGGTTTATTGTAGTCGTGGTGATGGCCAATTACCTTTCCTTTTGTGCTGCATTTATCGCATTTCACTGGCCTAACTAACCTGCCAGACTTAATTGCACGAGCTACTTTACTGTGAGCAGCTACACATTTAGGGTTGTCGCTTCTGAATTTCTTTAAATACCTAGCAGTTGCAGCCTTCCTATGCGGCAGTTTACCGCGTTCCCTATCGTACTGCCTTATCCTGTCGATATTCTCATTGCGGTTCTTGGTCATAGCAGCCTTATGGCACTCTTTGCATTTATCTAAATACCCATCTGACGTTTTGCTATGAACATAAAATAACACGACCTTCTTACGTTTACCACACTTGTTACATACTTTTGTCTTCATTATAAACCCTTCTAATACGGCACAATTGCCTTCTATTTTAACTATACCATATTAAAAGGGGTTTGTCAAGTTAATTCCGTTCTAAAAGGGAATATTATCCGTAGGACTAAATGGAGCATCTGGGTCGTACTGTGGTGGAGCAGGCTGTTGCGGTGGAGCCTGCTGCTGGGGAGCCTGATTCCCCTGCTGTGGCTGCTGGTATTGCGGTTGCTGCTGTTGCTGGGCAGGCTGCTGGTTCTGCTGCTGAGGTGGGTAGTTAGTTTGCCCTCTCTGCTGGAAGCCCTGCTGTGGCGGTGCTTGCTGCTGGTTTGGCTGCCAGTTGTCGATCTCTACATACAGTACGCCTTTTTGAGATACCTTCATATCTACATTGACCCAGCCATTGTTGTTGTTCTGCTGGAGGCACTGAATGAAATCATCCACTTTGAACGATAGTTTGCATTTTACAAAACTGGGTGCGTTCTGGTGTGGCTTCTTTACTATTAGTCCGTTTGGAAAGTTTGCGTCTGACATTTTACCATGCTCCTTGATTTTGATTTTCATTATTGTTATTTTGCTGATTGCCTTGTGGCGTCTGATTATTATACTCGTCTGTGTCTGCGTCCTTCTCGTCATCAATACAGAACAGGCCACACAGAGCGTACTTCCTTGCGTAACTACTGGCTGTACCTGTAAGCTTTGGTGCGTCCGTACCTTTCTTGCTGAATGGCTCTCTAGCACAAGCTGAACAGGATATTGATTCCGTACCGTCACTTAGCGTTACGGTCGCTTCAATGTAATACCGTGAATCGGGAAAGTGCGTTACTGTTGTCTTGCCTTGCCTGTCAGTCACCTGTGTTACGTTGTCTCTTACGCCATTGCCGAGCATTATTATTTTATCGCTCATTACTAGCGTGCCAAGCCCAAGTAAGGGTTTAACGGCTTCAAGAATACCCTCACAACTGCGGTACTTATACCCTTGTGCGGAGTTGTCTTGATCTTTACCAGCTTTCAATTTCTGCTGTATCTCATTTAATAGCTTCATTTCTTCTTTACTCCTTTCTTCTGGTCAGTTTCAATTTTATCCCAATCCTGTGTAGAGTGTCGGGTTGGCTGTTTAATTTCCGGGTTATTGTCGGCGTTTGCATTGCTCATTAGTACACCATCTGAATATTCGGAATATTGCCTTTTACGATTTCTGTCACGATTGCTATGCTTAGTTCTGTATTCTGCGTGACGAGAGCATCAAGTGCATCTACCGCTATGTTATTAAATTCTTTCCGATGCTCCACGTCCTGCTGCCTTGCCAGAATATCGGCGTCGATCTTGCGTTGCTCTGCCTGCTCTTTTTCGTACAAGTCGACGGCTTTCTTTGCGAGGGCGTCTGCTTCGGCCTTCGCTTTGCGTTTGACTTCGGCTACTGCGTTAATCTTTTCCTGTTCAGCAATACCCTTCGCCAGCAAAGCGGCCTGCTCTGCCTGTATCTTCTCATTCTGTGCTGCCAGCAGTGCGGCGGCCTCAAGTTCTTCCTTGCGTTCAGCGGCGTCACGGGTGGCTTGTGCGGCATCATCTTTTGCCTGCTGCTCGGCCTCCTTAGCTGCCATCTTCGCCTCACGTTCTTCAAGGTCGGCAAGGCGTTTATCTTCAATAGCTTTCAATTCCGCTTGCTCTTTTTCCCGTGCTTCTAATACCTCGGCGATGCGTTTGTTTTCAAGCTCCTTAAGCGGTACGCTATAAACGGCGTCTATCTCGGCAATCATAGCCTGGTATTCTTTTGCTTCTTTGTCAACAGCCCTACCTTTTTCGAGGAACTCGCTCTTGATAGAAACTCTGAGTTTCTCAACGCCATTTTTCATCTTGGCAATCTTTGCGATGAATTTTTTACAGGCAGTCTCGCCTTCGTAAGTAGTAATGTCGAATTTCTGCTTGGAACTAAGTTCTTTGAGTTCTGCGATAGGATCAACCCACGCCTCAAATAGACTTATTTCTAACTTCGGTGCTTCTACTAATTCTTGTCCATCTTTCATTGTACTATTCTCCTGTATTAAAAGTCACTAAAAGTCGGCTTACTCACAGTTATAACCCTGCAAGGGCCATTATTTACATCCTTAAGCTGAGTTATCAGGTTGTGGATGGACGCCTCTGCCGCAACACTACCCGTATTGTCGGTGTATTCGTCTGACATCTCAACCACTATCTCCACGGCTACTGATTTCTTTATTCGTCTCATTTTGTAGCCCCCTTGAACAGTACTGCGGTGGGAGTGAGGACTTCCCATTTATCATCTTCAGATAGCGTCTCGTGGTTTATAGTATAATGAAGACTTCCGCCCATCCCATCGCCAAATCTGTATATCCTCGGCAATGGCGACACGCATCCACTATCATACTTAAATCCCAAGAAGTCGGCATAATTAGGTGCGCTTGCAAGCGCTCTCATTCCCGCAATGCCTTGGTAATGTAAACTGCCTTGGTATATCCTGACTGGAATCTCCACCACCTTCGGCTTCTCGACGTAATCAGGGCGGAGGCGGTAGGTCAATTCTTGGCTGAAATTATATTCATCAAAGATAGCAAGCTTTCCCCATTCAAATTTTTCGCTATTCTCGTAACACTCAAACTCGAGCTCGCCAATTACCCTAGCCCTAGCCCGCATTTTGCCAGACATAAGGCCGAAAGGCTTCTCGTTTTCTTTCAATGCTTGTATTAAGTCACTCATATTACTCACTCACTTTCTGCTGCTTGCGGTTAAAATTCAAATATGCAAATTCTCCAAAATACTTTTTAGCGGCCTCGTCATAAGCCTTCGCTGCTTTAACTAAACAGAAGAAAGACCCTAAGAATATATCCTTATTGTCCACTCTTATGCCAGATCGCCATTTATTCGACCTCTTATTCCAGCATACGCCCTTATACCCAGACTTATTATTGCTATTCATGGGTCGGTTCTGTTGGTTTTGTTTGCGATTACATATACGTAGGTTACTTTTTTGATTATTAAGCCCATTACCGTCGCGGTGGTCAACCAGCATTCCGCTTGGTGCATTCATGATAACGCGGTGCATTTTCGACGTCTTAGTCCGAGCGTAAGATGTGTATTTTTTATTGTTTACATACCACTTAACAGTGACTATTTTTTCGTAATCTTCGTCGTCTACTAATGCGTGCAGGTTTGAATATTTACTTTTTGAATGTAGCTTTATTTGCCTCATTGCTCAATAACCCCTCTCTGGTTATTCCAGTAACGGACCAAGCTTCCCAGTGTACTTTTAATTTCATTCTGAGTTATACGGTGTGTGTCCCGAACTTCAACAGCACCGTTCCAGCACTCGCCAGTAGCAAGTCGAACTAACGATACCATCTGCCTGTCATCATGCTCCCCAAGCCAAACACGGCCAAGCATAACCTTTTCTTTAGAATGCTGGCTATATTTAAACCTATCCCCTATAGAGTAAGTCACCTCGGCGTCTGCGATCTGGCGTTTAAGCTGGCCAATCCAGACTTCTAAATCGTGGCCAGAAGTTGCCAATGCACTTATATCACTTTCGTTCTGTTCTAATTTAGCTTCTACTTGTTTTAGTGTGTCCTGTAATTCACTCATTGTGTCTCCTGTGTTTATTATTGATTTTGCGTAAACTGTTTCGTATGGTCCCATGTGGCTAATGGGTATGCTTGTCGTGCCATCAGCCCATATCATTGTGCCATTTCGCATTATCCGCCCTGATACGGCCTTGCCTACTTCTCGAGAATTGTACCAAAACCGTTGCCCTTCCTTTAAATCCTTGACTTTTATTTCTATACAATCATTCATTGTATTGCTCCTTTATAGCCCGTGTGGGGGCTGGTTAAATGGCTTCAATATCACCGCAATAGTCATCGCTTGATGTAGTAGGCCAATCGGTAGAGAAATCCCCGTTCGTGTCTGCTGCTACAACAGGACTATGCTTGCGGCAACTACCTTTAGTGCGGTCATTTTTCCATTGATCCCAAAATACACATTCTTTGCATATCATTGCTTCTATCTCCTATTAAATTACTGTTTATTTCAGTCTTCCAATAACCCTTGCAAGCTTACGGGCCTTGGCTTGGAACTTCTTGAAGTTGGTGGCGGTGGGGTTGTCTTCCCATGTCCACAGAGCCATAACAGTTCCACCGTACAGGTCCCTAGATATAGCACAGTAACCGCCTTGGTGTTTAAATAACGGGCAGTTGGTGCAATTAGGGAAAGCTACGCACAAGGCGCAATTTCTAGCTAACCCATAGCTGGCGTAACGACTAAACTGCTTCTCCGTACAAGTCCCAAAGAACCACCACTTATCAGAAGCGCACTGAATCACTGCTTCCCTGCCTTGCTTTACGGCCTTGTCAACCATTTTGGCGGTGCAGTATTTATACGTCATTTCGCCACACCTCCACCCTTTTCTTCCTCGATCTCGGCAAGACGTACTTTACAGAGGTGTTTGATTTCCCCCTCTTGTGATCTTGAATCCTCAAAACTTGCTTCCACGAGAAGCTCCTTTGTGCTGTCTGAGATATAAATTTGTGCCATGTCCTGATTCCTTAAAAAGTATTATCATTGTTATCTATTACAAATATAACACATAAATCGAACAATGCAAACTATTTCTTTAATATTTCTCAAATAAAAAATAAAAGTTGACTTTCGCCCGATCCGTGCTATACTGTTAATAGTGTTTCAGGCAACATCGCAGGTGCAAGCCGGTCATCTTCGGAGGGCTGGCAATATCCATCGGGCGGCGAAAGCTTACGGACGGGCGTGTAGGTAGCTCTGGATAACCGAGTCCTCGACTATGCTTGACTAGCGGCGATAAGGCTAGCAACAGTCAGAGTGCCTGGTGGATATTTACGGGGCAGCGGGTTTCCGGCAGTAGCGTAAGCGAAGATCGGATTAAATTATTGGAGTAAGCCTTGCTGCTCTTTTTATCAACCCTTAAAGGGGAAACTTTAATTTATGAACAAAGGAGTATGACAGATGCTAAAAGACTTAATTAAAAGCAGTGACGTGATTAAGGACGAAACCGAACTCTCTCAGAGGGAGGCAGGTGACAAAGTTGAGGCGTATATCCTTGCCCAAACAGTCACCGTCCAAGAAATGTTTGATGTAGTAAGTAAGGAATATGACCACAGATCATCAAGGGACGGACAAATATCTACTTGGGACATTCTAAACACTGCTAAAAAGGTCCTATTAAAGAGAGAAGGCTAATTTATCAACCCTTAAAGGGGAAACTTTAATTTTGGAGATGTATAATGGCTAATATGTGGTATGAATCGAATTGCCCTGAATGCGGCAAACAGAATTGGGTATGTGATGGTGATCCAAGCGATCTATCAGGCATGGACATTGAGGGGCTGAAGTGCTGGAACTGTGGTGCTGTTTATGATATAGGCACAGGTGAATTATTGGCTGATGACAATTTCTCTGACGAAGGCCAGCAGTACCCAATCTAGCTCCCCCCGCCCAGGGCCGGAAAGAATTTTATTTATTTTCGGGAAATTGGGATTATTTGGTTGCATTGTCGAAAATCGGTGGTATACTTGCAATAGATAAACCCTTGGAAAGCCAGATCGACATTATTTACATACTCAACGATTCACAGCGAACTGCTTTCCAAGGGCTATCGCAAGTGGATCGTTTTTTTTTGGAGTAATATAATGGGCAACGCAGACACCGCAAAGCTATGGAAGATAATTGATGGGCGAGATAGAGCTATTCGATGGTATAAAGCAGACAGGAAAAGACTAGTAAAAGAGGTTGAAAAACTGGAACAAGAAATAAGAAATAGGAGAACTTACCAGTGAACCAAGCACGGAAAGGTGAGATAGTTCAATTGAAGTTGCTAAGCAAATTTAAAAAGCTTAGATGTTGCATAAACTGCAAATGGTACTCACCTGCAACTCCCGATACTTGGAATACCGTAGACGAGTGTACGCATAAAAAGATGCTTTCCGTCTGCGTACCCCCACATGGAAAATGCAAATACTACCGGAGTCCTAAATAATGGCCGGTATACTTAAAAGAATGCGTAAGAAATACAAATCAACATATTACGGCGGTACATGGATGAAGTGGTTCAAGCGAAGGGTAAAAGGCCATAATGAAGAATTTGAAGAGTTCTCAGAAAACTATCTCAGGGCTTTAGATAAAATAGAACACAACAAAAAAAGAGCAGACTAACACCCAAATCGGCAAAGGCAAGTGGCCTCGCACCGTTCAAGTCGGTAATGTCGAATTTTAAGAAATAAAGCGGGTTAAGAAATCAATAGCTTTCGCCCAGGCATTACGAAAATGACCGAAAAAGACTATAATTGCAATATACTGACAAATACCGTCATACAAGAGGCAAAATTCAAAGCAATCTGGGAATATTATACAAGGGTTGTCGCGGGGCTTGCTGACGGATTGCCAAAACATACGCATATAACAAACATGGCGATAGAGTATAACAATTAAAACCAAAGCTTAATAAATAATAGAGTGACTAACCTGTAATATGCGGGTTTAAACTTGGTACGGATAGAACAATAATAGTACACAAGAAAGGAAGTAAGACATGAACAGAAAAAGAGAGCTTAAGAAAATAGAACCAAAGTGGTACATTACTCGTGATAAGTATGGTGACTCTATGAGAGTTTGGAGGATGTATCATGGCCCTGTAAAGAAGATACAAGGCAGTTGGTGTCAACATAGGGATGGTGCATATAATCAATCGTCGTGTTTTATGATAACAAAATGGACATTTAAAGAGCTTTTTGGTTACACTTTGAGGCACGGCAAATGTGTCGAGACTGGGCCTATATAACTAACGCAATAATAACCCAA